AAACAGATATTGATCGATGCAATGGAGAATGTTGCAGACGAAGTGTATCTGCGTTACAATTACAGGATGGTCATGCCGCTTTCAATTGAGATCAAGAGTGGCCATAATTGGTTAGAAGGAGATGTAATCTATGAGTAATTTACCAGCGAATGTAGACGACTTAGATGTCGGTCAACTTACAGCCCTGATGTCAGGGAACCAAGGCTCACAAGCCTCAAGTCAAGAGCAGACGGATCTGCTTCCTCTTCTGCGTATTAACTACCAAGAAGAAGATGACGATGGCAATGAACTGAAGAAAGGAAACTTCGTTCTTGATGGTAAGGACATCGAAAAAGTCTATGCAAAAGAAGTGACCTTCCGAGCATTAGGCGACTTCATGCAGTATCTGCATTACGATACTGAAGCGCAGAAGACTGTGAACAAGACAATCATTCACCGTGTAGGCGATGAAGCGATTGATGAGACAGGTACATTGCGCTGTGGTCGTCCTGCGGGCAAAGACTTCCATGCATTGGATGATGCGGCTAAGAAGAAATACACAGGTATTACTTGCTTCCGCTATCTGTATGGCATTGTGTCGTACAAGGGTACTACTGCAACAGGTGAAGAGAAAGAAGTTATAGCGACTCCTTGCCTGTTCCGCACGAAGGGTGCATCGTTTATGAACTTCACGAAAGAAGTGATTGAGCCATGTACCGCTCAGAACCTGACGTTCCAGCAAGTGTCTAGCACATTGTCTAACGAGCGTAAGCGTAATGGTGGTGTGATCTATTTCACCTCCCACTTCAAGCCTGACTTCAAGTCTAAGTCAGAACTGACTCCTGCGGATGTAGAAGTCATGAAGCATATTCTTACGCTGATTAAGAATGTGAATGATGAGGTGCGTCGTAAATATAATGATGCACTTAAATCTCAAAGCAATTCTTCTGACATGGAAGAATTAGTAGACGTAATTGTTGCGGATCAATAATGAAAATCCCTAACAAGAACGAAGTCCTAGTCAAAGACTTTATGCGGAGGGCGGTCAATGCACCGCCTGAGCAGGACTTGACTGACTTGATTGAAGAAGCAGGGGAACACTTTAAGCAAGCTTTGAAGAAACAATTTGTGGAATCAAAGCGAGACTTTAGTATTCGCATGTCGAACGTAGGTCGCCCTACCTGTCAGCTATGGATGCAGAAACATTATCCAGAACAGCAGGAAGAAAAGCCATACGATTTCATCATGAAAATGCTGATGGGCGATGCCATTGAAGTGATTGCTCTCTTCATCATGAAAGCGGCGGGTGTCAACGTGCAGGATGCAAGTGGCAAGTGTTCGCTGGATTTAGACGGGCGAGAAATACATGGAGAGTATGACTTAATCATTGACGATAAAGTCTGGGACACGAAGTCCGCTAGCCCGTATTCTTTTCAATACAAGTTTAAGGACTATGAGTCACTCGCTAAGGACGATACGTTTGGATATGTATCACAAGGCTTTGGCTATTCAGAAGCAACAGGGAAACCTTTTGGCGGATGGATTGCAATTAACAAAGTCACTGGCGAGTGGAAATTTGTTGAGGCAAATGATTCACATGAGACCCGTAACGAGGTCTTAGGATCTATGCGTGATGCATACGATTTAATTGCGTCAGATGCCTCAGAGTTTAAGCGATGCTTTGACGATGTTGAAGAGACGTACAACCGAAAGCCCACAGGTAACAGGCACATTAGCAGGACATGTGAGTATTGTGATTTTAAGCATTCATGCTGGCCCACATTAGAATACAAGCCATCGACTGCAAGTAAGGCACGAGTAAAGCCTTGGCGGTATTACACCGTGTATAATGAACCTGAGAGTGAAGATGGCATTCAGTAGTGCGGCAAAGAAATATGGTTACAGATCTGGCTTGGAAAAAACTGTCGCTGATCAAATTAAAAAGCGGGGACTTCGTGTTAAGTATGAAGATCCATCTTCAAGAATTAGCTTTACACAACCCGCTATTGATCGAACGTATACTCCTGATTTTATCTTGCCTAATGGTATTGTGGTTGAAACAAAGGGTAGGTTCACCTTAGATGACCGTAAGAAACATTTGTGGATACAAGCACAGTACGGAGATAAAGTAGACATACGGTTTGTTTTTACTAACTCAAAATCTAAGATACGCAAAGGATCAAAGACTTCGTATGGGGATTGGTGTGAGAAACATGGATTCTTATATTCAGATAAATTAATCCCAGAGGAATGGTTTAATGAAGTTCGAACTAGGAAAAAATGAAGCGTTCATTAAGTTGAACATTAATGAAGAGAACAAATTAAACGTAACCTATGCGTTTGATGTGGACCCTATTACAGAAGAAGAAGCGAACCAAGAGACTTTGACTGATGACGGAATGTCGCGTCTCTTGTGCATCAGTATGTTTGCGGGTCTAGTTACTGTAGCCAAACACTATGCAGAGACTATAATTGGAATTGGTGAAGAGGCGATTGCCTCTGGTGATTTCGATGTAGAATCTGAAATGAGCGTCAAGTTATTTGATTTCATGGAAGGATTATCTGAGGAAGATCAAGAACTTATGGCGGCAAAACCCCTAGGAGAAGCGTAATGGCAAAATGGAAAAACTTTCCCTCTGAAGATACGACGACTATTAATCTGGTTGATTTAGACACGGATGAGAGTATAACTGTTTCACTCGACAGTGAAGGACAAGCTTCGCTGTTTGAGCAAGAGGTGGATATGGTTAATTCTCCTCCGCATTACATTATACGCCCGGGGTTAGAGTGGATCGATGTACGTGAAGCTCTCGCACAAAAACTCCTACGGGAAGGGATTGTGTTGCCCTACGAAGATTTCTCTGATTGGGATAGGGGGTTGGAGTATCTTGTCCGTGCGCCTTTCAAGAATGGTTTAGAGGACTTGGGTAAAGTCCTTTTTTATCTTAATAGATTGGTCAAGCGGATGAAACAGCGTGGAGAATACAAGCATGAGAAGGAAGATTAATCTTCGTGTCCCTGAGACACAACTTCAAAAACTGTTGGGATTCTCAGATGAGATGTTGACGATGGTTGAGGCTAACTTAAACGAAGCCAGTCCTGAAGAAACACATGCGGCAAAAGAATTGCGCCATATCCTTAATAAGATAGTTAAAATGTATAAGGATCAAATTGATGGCCCTACCAATAACAATTGATTATTCACGTGATGATCTACTAACTGAGCAAGCACATACATTGATGCGTGAATATTATATGTTGCCGGAAGAAGAATCTCCTCAAGAAGCCTTTGCCCGTGCATCTATTGCGTATAGTGATGGGGACATGGAATTTGCACAAAGGATATATGATTATGCTTCAAAGCAATGGTTTATGTTCGCAAGTCCTCTCCTCAGTAATGCACCGAAACAAGGCGGAGAGGTTAGGGGCCTTCCTATTAGTTGTTTCCTTTCTTACGTACCTGACAGTGTTCGTGGGATTGTTAACCATAAGTCTGAGACTGCTTTTCTCTCTGTAAGTGGAGGGGGCATTGGCGGACATTGGACGGATATCCGTGGAGTATCTAACAAGTCTCCCGGACCTATTCCGTTCCTTAAATCGATGGATTCAGATATTCTGGCATTCCATCAAGGCACTACCCGTCGTGGTAGTTATTCGGCTTATATGGACATAAGCCATCCCGACATTGAAGAATTTATTAATTTAAGACTTCCTACTGGCGGGGACACCGACAGGAAATGTTTTAATTTATTTCCTGCAGTAAACGTAACTGATGATTTCATGGAGCTATTGAAATATGACGAACCAGAAAAAAGAGAATGGGAACTTAGAGACCCTAAAGACGGATCTTGCAGAGATATCGTTGACGCTAGAAAACTGTGGCAAGCAATACTTAAAGTTAGGTCAAGAACTGGCACACCTTACATTAACTTTATCGACACAGCCAACCGCAACCTCCCAGAGAATCAAAGAAAGCTTGGACTTCGCATTAATGGGTCTAACCTCTGCAACGAGATCCATCTCGCAACAAACGCAGAGCGTACAGCAGTCTGCTGTCTCTCCTCAGTCAACCTTGAACGATGGGATGATTGGAAAGACACAGGAATGGTTCGAGACTTGG